AAGATCAATCTCTCAAGGAATTGCTGAATCTATTGTATTAGGAAAAAAATTATCCGATACATTTAGAAATATAGCACAAAATATTTTGGTAAGCATTATATCTAAACTTATTGAAGAACAATTATTAAAACTAACAACCTTAGCTATTGATAAACTAAGAGAGGCTTGGGAAAGAAGAAAAGAACAAGCAATAAAAGCACAGAACGCACAATTAAAACAACAAATTGCACTTCAAGCTATATTAAACGGAATGGGCGGTGGTGGTTTTAAATTTGGTGCAGAGGGTGGAACAGTAAAAAATTATAGAGCAGAAGGTGGTGGTGTAGATAGTAGTAGTCCATATATAGTTGGCGAGAGAGGTCGGGAATTGTTTATTCCTTCTACTGATGGACAAATTATACCAAATGAAAAATTAGGTGGTATAGGATCAACTAATATAAGTTTTACTATCAATGCAACTGATGTTAAAGGTATCAAAGAATTATTGATTGATAATAGAGCAACAATTACTAATATTGTTAATCAAGCATTAAACTCAAGAGGCAAACCAGCATTAGTATAATATGAGTGGACAATTTCCTACATCTCCAGCACCAAGTTCAGTAGCAATAACATCAGAACAAATGACTATTGTTAGCACAACAACTTCAGGAAGAAGACAAGCTAGACAAATTGATGGTCAAAAATTTAAACTAACTGCAAGATTTCCAGTTATGACAAGAGCAGAATTTGCACCTATCAAAGCCTTTATAATGAAACAAAGATCACAATTAAATTCATTTACTTTTATTCCACCAACTGTTTCAGATTCACAAGGATCAGCAAGTGGAACTATCTCAGTCAATGGTGCTTTAACTGCTGGAACTACAACAGCCACAATAGATGGCATGGCTACTTCTACTAATGGAATACTTAAAGCTGGAGATTATTTTAGATTCACAGGACAATCAAAAGTTTATATGGCTGTTGAAGATTTAAACTCTGATGGCTCAGGAGAAGGCACATTAACTTTTGAACCACCTTTACGATCAAGTGTAGCAGATAATAATGTTCTTATTTACGACAATGTAGATTTTACAGTTTCATTAACTAACGATATTCAAGAATTTGATATTGGAACTCAAGAATACTTTAATTACGAAATTGATCTAATAGAGGTATTATAATGGCTAGAGGATTAACTACGGCAGTTAATAATGAACTGGCTACGGATAAACTTAATCCCATAACATTATTATATTTAAATGTCGGAGTAGGATACAGATTTACCGATCATTACAAAGATATAACTTATGATGGAAATACTTATTCAGCTTCATCTTTATTTCTTAAAGTATCAGAAATTTCAGAATCATCAGAAGTAGAAGTAGGAAACATATCTTTAGAATTTACTGGTGCTGATCAAACTATTGTGTCTTTATTTTTATCTTCTAGCTACATGGATAGAGAGGTAGAAGTGTACAAAGGTTTTATGGACGCAAACCAATCACTTATTGCAGATCCATTTCTTTTATTTAAAGGTAGAATAGAATCTTTTAATCTTGATGAAGATTTAAATAATTCAGATGTACAAATTGTAGTTGCTTCTCATTGGGCTGACTTTGATAAAATTAAAGGAAGAAAAACAAACACCAATTCACAACAATTATATTTTACAGGAGATGTTGGTTTTGATTATGCTTCACAAACAGTACAAGATATTAAATGGGGTAGAGCATAATGCAAGAGATTGTAGATTTATTTAGAACTTATAACAAATATGATTCTATGACAGATAATCAATTAAGATTATACCTTATGCCTTCTATTAGTTTAGGACAATATAAGAAGTTTTATGATGGAGATAAATTAGTAGGATTTGTTAATTGGGCTTATATACATAATTTAACAGAACAAAGATTTAGGAAGTCAGGCAAGATTATGGCAACCGAATGGAAATCAGGAAATAATCTTTGGCTAATAGAAATAGTATCTATTAAAAATACATTTAAGATGATGAGAGAAATATACAAATATTTCATTAAAGACAGAATGAATATCAATCAATCTATAAACTGGTTAAGAACAAGCAAGGATATTTATAGAATAGGTAAAAAATTTAAAAGGGAGTTTCATCAATAATGGGTTCGGTAGTAAAAGCAGTAACTAATATAGTTCAGAAATTTATATCTTGGTTAATACCAATACCAAAAGTTCCTGACTTTGATACACCTCAAGAAGAAAAAGGTGTATTAATAAATAAATCATCTAACAATGCTCAAATTCCTATTGTCTATGGAAGAAGGCAAGTAGGTATTACTAGAGTATTTTTAGAAACATCAGGCACAGATAATAACTATCTTTATATGGCTGGTGTGCTTTGCGAAGGAGAAATTGAATCCATAGATGAAGTATGGATTGATGATAAGCTAGTTACTTGGGCTAGTGCTTTATCTCATGGAACAGTTGTAGAAGTAGGATCAGGAGATGCTAACTTTTATAAAGATTCAACATCACATATTCAGGTACAAGCATTTTTAGGATTAGATGATCAAGTATCATCAAGCATACTATCTACATCTACCAACTGGGGTGCTAATCATAGATTAAGAGGTGTTGCTTATCTTGCTTTTAGGTTTAAATGGAATCAAGATATATTTGGATCAATCCCACAAGTAAGAGTAACCTTAAAAGGTAAAAAAGTTTATGATCCAAGAACGACAACAACTGCTTACACAACTAATCCAGCTTTATGTTTGTTAGATTATTTGCGAAATGAGAGATATGGTAAAGGACTTCCTAATTCTGCATTTGAAAGTGGTTTTCAATCATTTCAAGATTCTGCTGATGAGTGCGAAACACAAGTAACACCTTATTCAGGTGGTTCAGATATAAATGTGTTTGATACCAATGCTGTTATAGATACCTCACAAAAAGTTATAGATAATGTTAGAAAATTACTTAATCCTATGAGAGCATTATTTACTTATACTCAAGGAATATACAAATTAAAGATTGAAAGTACAGGCACAGCAGTTAAAACTATTACAGCAGATCATGTAGTAGGTGGTGCTAAAGTTTTAGGAGAGAGAAAAAATAACAAATATAATCGTGTTATTGGAACATTTATTAATCCTGATAAAAATTGGCAACAAGATACTATAAGTTTTCCACCAGCAGATGATTCTAGCTTACCTAGTGCAGATCAACACGCAACCATGAAGGCATTAGATAATGATACTTTATTAGAAGGTAATTTTGATTTTCCTAACATAACAAGTCCTTATCAAGCAGAAGATTTATGCGAGATCATCTTACGAAGATCAAGAAACCAATTACAAATACAATTAAGATTAACCTCTGAATTTTTAGATTTAGCTATTGGAGATATTGTAGCAATTACTTATCCTAGTGGTGGGTTTAATGCTAAACCATTTAGAGTTTTAGGTATGTCTATCAATGATGACTTAACTGTTGATGTGCAGTTATTTGAACATCAAGATAACTTTTATTCTTGGACATCTAAAGCACAAGCACCAACGATTGCTGATACTAACTTACCTAATCCTAATACAGTTCAACCACCAGCATCATTAACTTTAGGAGATACTTTAATTGAATATAATCAAACACCTTTGATTGCATTAGACATAACCATTGGTGCAAGTCCTGATAGTTTTGTAGATTATTACCAAGTTGAATACAAATTAAGTTCAGCAACTAATTACATTATTCTATCACAAGGAACTGGATTAGTTCATAGAGTTCTTAATGTGTTGGAAAGTGGTGTTTATGATGTAAGAGTAAAGGCGGTTAATATTTTAGGTGTATCTTCTAGTTATGTATCTGCACAAAGAACGATTGTAGGAAGTACAGAACCACCTTCAGATGTTGAAGACTTTGCTTGTAACATTGTTAATTCAGATGCTCATTTATCATGGGAACAAATACCTGATTTAGATTTATCTCATTATCAAATACGATACTCAACATTAACAAGTGGTGCTGAATGGCAGAACTCAGTTTCTTTAGTTGAAAAAGTTTCAAGACCAGCGACATCAATTACAGTTCCAGCGAGAATAGGTAGTTATCTAATCAAGGCAGTTGATAAGCTGGGCAACTATTCTGTTAATGCTACTTTGATTGCTACTAACTTAACATCTATTGGAAACTTTAATGCAATAACAACTCAATCTGAACACCCAACCTTTTCAGGAACTAAAACAAACTTAACTTTAGAAAATGATACTCTTAAATTAACATCTTTAGCTTCTGATGGAACTTATGAATTTGCTAGTCCTATTGATATTGGTGCAAAGCATACTTGTAGAGTTACAGCTTCCTTAACTCAGTTTGCAGAAAACCCTACTGAATTATTTGATAGTGGTAGAGGCTTTACAAACTTTGATGATGCAACTGGTTCATTTGATGGAGATTCTCCAAGTAACTCAAATGCTCATTTAGAAATATCTTTATCAGATGATGGCACAACTTATACTGCATTTAAAAACTTTGTTATTGGAGATTATTCTGCAAGGT